TTGATCGACGACGCGACCTACTTCCGTGATCCGGCCAGCGGCATCTCCTACGGCCTGAAGCTGATCAATCAGCAGCAGTACAACGGCATCGCGGTCAAGACCGTCACGTCCACCTATCCGCAGGTGCTGTGGGTCAACATGACCTACCCGGACATTGAGATGTACGTCTATCCGGTGCCGACCAAGGTGCTGGAGTTCCACATCGTGTCGGTGCAGGAACTGACGCAGCCCGCCAATCTGGCAACCAATCTGGCCTTCCCGCCGGGTTACCTGCGCTGCTTCCGCTACAATCTGGCCTGCGAACTGGCCCCTGAGTTCGGCGTCGAGCCGTCGCGGCAGGTGTCCCGCATCGCCATGACGTCCAAGCGCAACCTGAAGCGCATCAACAACCCTGACGACATCATGGCGCTGCCCTACAGCATCGTCGGAACGCGGCAGCGCTACTCAATATTTGCCGGGAATTTCTGATGAAGTTTGCGTTTGGCATCAATATAGGCTGCGTGCGCCGCTTCGGGGGTTTCAAACAGCCCAATCCGGATCGGTTTGTAGTTGACTTTGATCTCGGCCAGCCACTTATTGTTTTCCTTTCGGACACCCGAAAATCCGCTTTTATTTTTTCGCGGTTTTTGGTTTTGCGCGTTTTCGGCGTTTGTGACTTCGCGGAGATTGCGCAGCGTATTATTCGCGCGGTTTCGGTCAATGTGGTCCAATTGTTCAACAGGCCAGCGCCCGTGCACATGAAGCCATGCGAGTCTGTGGGCCAAATACAGTCGGTCATCAACACGAATGACAACGTAACCGTTCCGCATGACGCACCCAGCGACGCTGCCTTTTCTACATCTACGGCGGCTAATTGCCCATGTAAAAATTCCCGTGCGTGGGTTATAGTCAAGCAATTCACGAACACGTTCCGCCGTCAAACTATGTTCCATATCTGTCCTCCAACCAACACAGTTAATATTAACTGTGTCGTATTAAAAGGTCAAGCCTAATGTCCACTGTTGCCATCTCACAACTTCCCGCTGCACTCACTGCTGATCCGGCAGATGAAATTCCTATTGTCCAGAGCGGCATCACGAAGAAAATCACCAACGCGCTGTTGTTCAGCACCACGTCACTGGCCAGCGCAACTGGGCTTCCGATTGTCGCCGGTACAACCGGAACGCTGAGCGTCGCGCGGGGGGGTACTGGGGTTACCACCTCTACAGGTACTGGAAGCACGGTTCTGTCCAACGCACCGACGCTGGTTACGCCGACGCTTGGAGTTGCGACCGCCACCTCCATCAACAAGGTGGCCATCACCGCTCCTGCAACCAGCGCCACGCTGACGATTGCAAATGGCAAGACGCTGACGGCTAATCACTCGCTGACGCTGGCAGGCGCCGACAGCACAACAATGACGTTCCCGTCCACCAGCGCGACCATCGCGCGGACGGACGCGGCGCAGACGTTTGCGGGCAACCAGACCTTTAGTGGAGCGTTCATTCAGGGCGCACAGGCGCTGTCTGGCGCTGGCGCAGTCAACATCACGCAGCCAGTCACCAAGTTCACGTCTACGGCTACAGGCAACGCGCTGACGCTGGCCGACGGCGTTGAGGGCCAACTCAAGACCATCGTTTATGTGGCAGAAGCCGCTGGTGGCGACACCGGCATTCTTACGCCGACCAATCTCGGCGCCGGAACGACCATTACGTTCAACGCGGTGGGAGATGCTTGCGTGCTCCAATTCCTTGGCTCGGATTGGTGGGCTATCTCGCTCCGTGGCGCAGTGCTGGCTTAACCGATGCAGACGCCGATCCTCGGTTCATCTTATGTGGCTCGCAGCGTAAATGCTGCGGATAGCCGTATGGTGAACTTGTTCCCTGAGATGGTGCCGGAAGGCGGCAAACAGCCCGCCTTCCTGCAACGGTGTCCTGGTCTGTCCTTGCGGACTACAGTCGGCACCGGTCCTATTCGGGGGCTTTGGGAACACGGCGCGTATATTTACGTTGTGTCGGGCAACACGTTTTACCGCGTAACCAGTTCTTTTGCATCTACGGCGCTCGGCACAGTGTCCGGTACTGGGCCTGTCAGCATGGCCGACAACGGCACGCAGATCATGATCGCCGCCGATCCGGCTGGCTACATCTACAACACCTCGACCAACGTCTTCGCGCAGATCACCGACCCGGACTTCCCCGGTGCCTCAGTCGTGGACTATCTCGACGGCTATTTCGTTTTCATTGAACCCAACAGCCAGCGCATCTGGGTGACGGCACTATTGGACGGCACCAGCATTGATCCGCTGGACTTCGTAAGTGCCGAAGGCGACCCGGACAACATCATCAGCATGATCGTCGATCACCGCGAGGTCTGGCTGTTCGGCAACAACTCGACCGAGGTTTGGTACAACGCTGGATTGTCTGACTTCCCGCTTGTGCGTATTCAGGGTGCCTATAACGAGTTGGGTTGCGCCGCGCGTTACTCCGTGGCCAAGATGAACAATCAGGTCTACTGGCTCGGTAAGGACTTCCGCGGTCAGGGCATTGTCTACGTCGCCAACGGATATCAGGGACAGCGCATCTCGACGCACGCGGTCGAGTGGCAAATCCAACAGTACGGCAATATGTCGGACGCTGTGGCGTATACTTATCAGCAGGACGGCCATTCGTTCTATGTGCTGTCGTTTCCGTCTGCGGGCGCAACATGGGTCTACGACGCCACGACCGGCGCATGGCATGAGCGTTGGGCGTGGGAAAACGAGCAGTGGGCGCGGCAGCGCGGCGCGACGCAGGTGTTCTTTAACGGCGAAAATTTGGTTGGAGACTACCAAAACGGCAATCTGTATGCTTACGATCTGGATGTCTATTCCGACAACGGGCAAACGCAGCGCTGGCTGCGGTCGTGGCGCGCGCTGCCGACCGGCGAGAACACGCTTCGGCGCACGGCGCAGTATTCGCTTCAGCTTGACTGCGAGACGGGCGTTGGCCTCAATTTGTACCCGGCGTACTCGGCTGAAGACCTGACGGCTGAAGATGGCGACATTTTGCTAGCGGAATACGCGCAGAACGACCTGACGACCGAAAGCGGTGAGACATTGACGACCGAGGCAAACGATGGGTTGGAAACGATTGCCGACAATCCAAACCCGCCTTACGATTTTACACCGCCCGTGTACCTGACCACGACCAGCTATCCGGCAGCGCCTGGTTACGATCCACAGGTCATGCTTCGCTGGTCCGACGATGGTGGCCACACTTGGTCGAATGAGCACTGGCGGTCGATGGGCAAGATCGGCCAGTTCGGTTACCGCACCATTTGGCGCCGCCTTGGCATGACGCTCAAGATACGCGACCGCGTCTACGAGGTATCTGGCACCGACCCCATCAAGATCGCCATCATGGGGGCTGAACTACAGGCGAGCGGCACCAGTGGTTAACATCACCAACATCACCCCGCCGCGCGTACCGCTGACGGACCCGCGGACGGGGCTGATCGCGCGTGAGTGGTATCTATTCCTGTTGAGCCTGTTCAACCAGACGGGACAGAGCGCCTTTTCATTGGAGGACATCCAGAAAGGGCCTGTCACTGAGGCGGGTTTCTCTGATACGTCGGAACTGGACAAGCAGATCATGGGCCTCCAGATGGCCCCGCAGCCGGAACTCGGCACTATGGCGTCGGTTCAGCAGGACAACGTACGCTTCCTGCGGTTCTCCCGCAACCCCTCGCCGCCGGTCGTGTCCGACGTCGGTGTCATGGCGTGGAACACCGCGGACCAGACGCTGAACCTTGGCATGGAGTACGGCGTCACCCAGCAGATCGGGCAGGAAACCTACGCCCGCGTCGGCAACACGACTGGCGTTACGATCCCGAACGGCTCGGTCGTCGGGTTCGCTGGCGCTACGACCGACGCCCTTCTGGTTGCGCCCTATTTGGCGGACGGCTCCACACCGACGCTCTACATCCTCGGCGTCATGACGCACGACCTGCCGGACAGCGGCGACAAGGGCTATTGCTGCACATGGGGTTTTGTGCGGGGCATCGACACCAGCGCGTTCAGCGCAGGCGACATCCTCTACGCCAGCCCAACCGTGGCGGGCGACCTGACCAACGTCAAGCCGACCGCGCCAGATAACGTCATCCCGCTGGCCGCCTGCGTGGTGTCTGACGCAACCAACGGCGTCATCTTCGTCCGGCCGACCATTGAGCAGGAGCGGTATTACGGCGAGTTCTACAACACAACGGGTGTAACGCCGCTGGCCAACAACACCGCCTACGCTATGGAGTGGGACGGCGCTAGCATTGCGGACGGCGTCTCAATAGCCGGTACACCTGTCACGGAACTTACAGTGTCGGAAAGCGGGTTGTATCAGTTCAACGCGCGCATTCAGTTCTCATCCGGTAACTCCAGCATTAAAAGAGCATGGGTCTGGTGGCGGCTGAACGGGACTACAGATTACCCCAACAGCGCGGTGATCGGATCGCTGTCTGACAGCAGCGGCTATCTGGTGGTGCGCAACTCTGAGTTCTTTTCGCTTGCCGCAAACGACTATATTGAGTTGATGTGGGCGGTAGACGATACGGATTTGGCGCCGACCAGCGTCGCCGCAACGGCGTTTGCCCCGGTTGCTCCGTGCGCAGTCGTTGAAGTTACGCAAATTCAGCAGTAGGATGACGACATGACCGTCACTGTTAAGACACTCGTCCCCGCCCAGACCGCGAACAACTCGCAGTCCACCGTCTACACGGCCAGCGGCGTGACGGCCATCATCGACAAGTTCACCGCCACAAATTACTCGTCCAGCGCGGCGACGATCAGCGTTAACCTGGTCAATCCGGCCGGGTCGGCCGGTAACGACAATTTGATCGTCAAGACCAAGACGCTCCAGCCATCCGAGACCTATACGTTCCCCGAACTGGTCGGCCACGTCCTGTCACCGGGCGGGTTCATCTCGACCCTTGCCGGAACGGCGTCTGCCATCAACATCCGCGTGTCTGGCCGCGAGGTGACGTAATGGACGAGGCGGCGCAATCCCTCGTTGTGCACTTCCAAGAGTTGGACCTGCCGCCGGAAGCGATTGCTTGGCTGCTGGACGTCTGGCAGATGATCCAGGCGCTGGACGACGTGGCGGATGGCGATGACATCGACCGCCCGAGGCTGGACAGCGCCATCTGGGCGTCCCTCGTCACCATGCCCGCCAACCCCTTCTATCTCGCCAACGCGCCCGCGTTGCAGACCGGGCTGGCCCTGCTGGTCCTCAAGTGGCAGGCGTCGGATGACGCCGAACGGGAGGACAAGGCCGACGCCCGGTCGTTCATGTGGCGGGCTGGCTATTATGACCTCGTCCTGCTGGTTGTCCTTTTGACGAAAGGACACGCAGGTGCTATGAAGAACGCCATGAAGGTGATGCACCTCTATGGTGAGACACTGCACGAATACTTGAAGGAGTTTTCCTGATGCCCGCACCAGTCGTAGCCGCTATTGCAGGTGCTGCCACGCTCGGCAGCGCAGCCATCGGTGCCATCGGCGCAAGCAGCGCTGCGGACAAGCAGAAAGATGCCGCCAAGAAGGCATCCAAGGCTCAGCAGCAAGCACTTGCCCAACAGACCGAACTGGCCAAGCCTTATGTTGAGGCGGGCAAGAACGCGCTGGCCGAGTACCAGAAGCTGGCGCCGTACACGCCGTTTGGCATGTCTCAGTTTCAAGCTGACCCCGGTTACCAGTTCCGCATGTCGGAAGGCATGAAGGCGCTGGAACGCTCGGCCGCTGCCCGCGGTCTGCTCCAGTCTGGCGGCACGCTGAAGGGCATTCAGCAGTACGGCCAGAACCTTGCTAGTTCCGAATACGAAAACGCCTTCAGCCGCTACCTGACCCAGCGCGAGGCAGCGATGGACCCGTACCGTTATCTGACGGGCGTCGGTCAGGCCGCTGCGGCCGGTCAGGCCGCCAATGTCGGTACGGCAGGCACTAATCTGGCTAGCCTCGCTGCGGCGCGCGGCGACATCGGTGCCGCGCAGGCGATGGGTACGGCGCAGGCGTTCAGCGGTGCGCTCGGCAGCATTGGTCAGGGCGTCAGCAGCTATTACGCCAACCAGCCGTATCAGAATTATCTGGCGTCTATTACGCCGCAAGGCGTTTACTGAGGTGGACCATGCCGCTCGATCCTAGCATCATCGCAAACTCCATGACCAACATCACGTCGGCCATGCCGGACGTCAGCAACCTGATGGCGCAGCGTGCGCAGGGCATGGAGAACATCTACAAGATCGAACGGCAGCGCGAGGCGGACGCTCAGGCCGCGGCGCAGGCACAGGCTGAAGAACTGACGGCGGCGCTGTCGCCTGCCGTCGCTGCGGCGTTCTCGGACCCCAGCGACGAAGGCTTGAGCGCAGCGCTTGGCATGGTGCCGGAACAGTACCGCAGCGCAGCGCAGGCGCAGCTTGACCAGCTTCGCAGCATTGGCGACCTCAACCAGCGCAAGAATATCATGCGTGCGGCCTTGGTGCAGGATGATGTCGGCCAGCGTCTGCTGGCCCAGCTTGAGCCGACCGCCAACATGCGCCTTCAGGCCGACACCGCTGCTTCAGCGCAGGCGTTGAAGAGGCGTGAGTTGCAGTTGCGCGAGGCACAGGTGCAGGCGGCCAAGCAGGCTCCGATCAGCACACAGCAGCCGCCGAAAGAAACGGCGGAAGAAGTCAAGAAGCGCTTGGCAGATGAAAAGCGCGCCAAAGACCTTGATCTGGCTATCGGTGAAGTCGAAACTATCATGCAGCCCGGCGGTTTGATTGACCAAGCTACAGGCAGTTACATTGGCAATCTAGTGGATACGGCGGCAGCGACTATCGGCGCGGGTACGGAAGGTTCAGCGGCTATTGCGCGTTTGGCGCCGATTGCTGATCTTGTGCTCAAGATGGTGCCGCGCTTTGAAGGTCCGCAGTCCAACTTTGATGTGCAGTCTTACA